GTTCCCAGGTGTGCTCAAACCGCGTCTCCGCGGCATAGACTGGCGATCCGTCGCGCCCCGTGGCTGGCGTATGCGTGCGCCGCGCCATGAGCCGCGAACTGGTCATGCCGATCCGCCACGGCACCTGCACGGTCCACGGCGTCGGGTCGGTGCCGATGTAGCGGCGAATGAGTGCCTTGTGTACCACCCCGCCATTGAGCATCTTGTTCTCGGGATCCCAACCCTCCCAAAACTGGTAACCGATCCACGCGACGAACAGGCCCTTGCCCTCCTCGAAGGTCTCACCGGGGACCGCCCAGCTCCCGCCGGGCGCCAGCGTCGCCAGCTCGAACACGTATGTGCCAGTCTCGCCGTTGTACCAGCATTGTGACAGGCCCACGTATACGTAGCCTGCACCCGCCGCCACAGTGTACACCGGCGGGCGATCACCAAGGCCCTCGTGGGCGTTGTACAGCGTGAATGTGCCGCTGGCCATCAGGCCCGCGTCCGTGGTTTGCGTCGCCACCCAGGTAATTGTCCATCGCCTCCCATGTTTACACGTCTCCAGCCAGCGGATCCTCATCATCGCCGTCGCCCATCGCCACCGGTTGCTCCGCCCCCGGCAGTGATGATGTAGGCCGCCCATGATTCATCCCACACGGCTTGCGATAAGCCGCATAGAATCCCGCCTGTGCCAACCTCTGCGTCATAGACGGGCGCTGTCCCGCCGTACTCTTGGGAGAGGTGATAGAGTGTAATCTTCGCGTAGACTGGCATGTTGAAGCCAGTGGTCCTTGTGTTGACCCATTGTCCTGTCATTCAGCTGCGCCTCCCTCCTGTGCGGGTGCGACTGGCGCGGTCACGCCTTGGCCATGCCAAGTCGGCTCGGAGAGGTGGGAGGTATGCCCCCTGTCCCGCGCAGCATCTGGCGCTTCTCCTGGTTATCGTGTGATCGCTCATGGTCTGCTGCGCTGTATCCGGCGCCCTTCACCTGACCCTGCCCTTGCGGAGGCGCCATTTTCCAGTTGACGTTTTGGGACTCCCAGTATGGCGGCGCCTCCATCCCGCGCACTGTGTCGCGCAGGCTCGAGAGGTACTCATGGATTTCCCAGAACCGCCTCGCCACCGCGGACGCCAAGAACGGATGACCGGCCATGTACAGCCTCCAGAAGGCGCTCCATCCCTCCTGTAGCACCCTAGCCTTGGCCAAGTCAATCATGAGCGTCAAGATAGTGCGGAGGTTCTTCGCAAGCCAGCCAAGCACCTGCGCCAACATCTGCAGTGCCGGTGCGAAGTTCGTGGACAGCCTACCGAACAACTGGACAACGTACCTCAGGGTCCGGCCAATGTCATCAATGAACGCAAGTAGCTTGGGCAGGTTCTGCGTGACGTTGTCAATCCACTGGCCAAGACCGCTCCCGGCAAACTCCTCGATGATGTTCAGTATATTCTCCACAATCCGGTCGAATATCGCCAAGTACGCGCCCATTCCCCTATTGATGTTCCCGAACAGCTTGTCGAAGATTTGCGCTATGTGCGGGATATGGGACCCGATGAGGTTGACAATCACAGGAACCCACTTGATGAGGATGCCCAGGTACTCCTGCAGCTGCGGGCCGAGAATTAGCATCGCATTCGCCACGTCGCGGATTGCGGTGAGCAGTGTGTCGAACCACTCAATCAGCTTGTCCCCATTCTGCGCAAGGAACGACGTGACCACAGCCATCATGCCAGCTAGGAATCTAGCCCATATCGGCGCCAGCTGGAGTCCAAGGTATACGACGCGGTCGATTAGCGGCAGCAGAGATCCCAGTAGGGCTGGCAGCCAGCGCGTCAGCTCGCGGACAAACATCACGATGCTAGGTATCTGCTCCTGCAGGAACTCCACCACCGTGATGATGGCATTCAGGAGGACGTCGAACCAAGCAATGATGTCACTTCCGCCGACCTTCAGAAGTGCTTCCACGAACTTGAGGAAGTGGGTTGCGAGTTCGGCGAGAAGTGGGACAACTGTCCGCACCCAGCTCACAATGAATGGGGCTACCTGCCTCAGCGCGCCAAGCAATGCCGGCAGGACACTCTTCAAGGCGTCGCTGGCCAGTTTCGGGAGGGCCTCCACGAGGTTCTTCACGTTTGGGACGAGAATGCCAATGGCGTCCGTAACGCCACGGAGTGCTTGGTCTACGACGTCGAGCATCTTCACGACCGCCACGAGCACAGCGCCGCGCAGCGGCGACACGGCAGACAGTGCTCTCGTGATGGCCGCGCCGAGCATATCCCCGAAGCGCGCGAAGATACCCGCTCCCATAGCACTCTGCAGCAAGGAGTGCGCGGTTGACAACACCGTCCGCAGCGCCGGTGCTAAGTGTTCTGCGAATACATACCGAGCAGCAATGGCGGTGTTACGGAGCAGTGCCAGCGCGCCCTGCAGGGTGTTCAGCTGGTCAGCCTGCATGCGTGCGGCCGTCCCTGTTGCCTGCAGCGCCTCCTCATACTCCCGCAGGTCACGCGATCCGACGAGCAAGAGCGACCGCATGGCACGCGCGGACCGTAGGCCGAACATCTGGGATATGGCCACCTTCATTGCGGTACTTCCGACTCGTGCCTGCGCCCGTTCGAACTCCTCCACGATGTCCACCAGGCTATGCGTCGCAGGCTGGAGTCGTGTGATGTCCATCCCGAGGCCCTTGGCGATTGTCTGGAACTTCTTGCTCTGCGCAGATAGCTGGGTGAGTAGGTATGCCAGTTCCATGCCCATTGTGCTGCCTTGGTACCCAAGACTGGAGAAGCCCATAAGCGCGGCAAGGGTCTGGTCCAGACTAATCCCGAATGAGTGAGCGGTCACGCCTAGGTACTTCATGGCCGCCGCCAGCTTCTGCATGTCAAGCGGAGACCGCGCAATGGCTGTGGTCATCCTGTCGACCACCATTCCGGCCTGCTCAGCAGGAATCTGGAACTTGTTCATGGTCGCCATGAGCTCTTCCGTGGATTTCTCGAGGTCCATGAGCGTAGCCTCGGAAAGGGTCACAGCGCCACTGAGATAGTACATTGCATCCGCCGCCGGCTTGCCTGCCGATCCGATGTCGTACAGCGCCTTGGCCATCTCCAACGCGCTTCGACGGGACGTCTGCGTGAGGGCAACGAGCTGCTCAGTGATTGTCCTCCGGAATGCAATGGCGTTCTCGCCGAACTGATCGAACACCGTGGCTGCGTTTTGCAGCTCCTGCTCAAAGTCAACATACTGCTCTACGCTCTCCTCCGCCCACTCGCGCGTCGCATCAAGCGCCATGCGGAAACCGTCTCGCATGAAGTCAACGAAACCCCGGATGGCATCAAGACTGCGGCGGACTGCTTCCTCCACATACCTGCGCAAGTAATCGTGGAACCGCCGCAGAGCGTCAAGGCTCCGTCGTATTGTAAACTCAAGCGGGACGCGCACGAAGTTGAAGAGTGCCTTAACAACGGAGAGTGCTGCAGTTTCCAGCCGTCGCAGGGCATTGATGAGCTTGTTCTTCATCTCTGTCAGCACTTTGACTTCCCACCGCCAATAGCGCAGTACCACGAGGAACGTCAGCACGGCCGCCGTTAGAATTTTGAACTTGAGCGGCAGGGAGGAGAACGCTTGCACAAGTAGCTTCAGTGCCGACCATAGCCTCATCAAGCGCGCCACAGTTTCTGCGCCCAGAATCTCTGCGAGGCGCTGGAGTGCCCCCTGGAGGCCGGTTGCCTGCGTAGCAATATCCTGCATGGCGCCGGCAGTTCCGGCTGCTGCCGCGCCTCCGCCCTGAACATCAAGTCGTGCCGGGATGGTGGCGACACCACCAGGCACCTGTATCGAATCAACCGTAAGGTCTATGTGGACTGTAGTCCTACGGTCGTCGAGGGCCATACCCGCTACTCCTCAAACGACGGCATGGGACCAAGCGTTAGGTCCTGGTCAAGTGCCCCCCTCATGAGCTTCTCCTGCCTACGCACCAAAGCGGCCAGAAACGTCTCAATGATTAGCAGTTCTGGCCAGAATTGCTCGTTCAGCGGCTTACCGTTGGCGAAGTGCCCTGTCTTTTCCAGCCACATGGTCTCCCTCCAGAGCCTTGCAATGTGCATGGCGAACAGCCGCTCAGCAGGGTCCTTCGTTAGGCGCTCCTCGAGCAATGCCTTACGTCTCTCGATGAATGCCTTCGATCTCGCAGCTGCGGCCTCTTGGAAGGCAAGCAGCTTCTCAATGGTCAGCTCCTCGGCAGGTGCGCTGCTCGAGAGAGTTATCGCCTTACCCGGTGTCGCGGAGGCCTGCTCATCGCGTATCTGCCGCTCTACCTCCTCACGCAGGCCGGCATACTGGTCGAATTCGCCAGTAGCTACGTAGTGCTCCGCGACACCATTAGCGCGTTTCCCAAGCGTTCAAAGTCCTTCTGCGCCGGTGTGTTCCTGCCCTGGACCGTGTCAAGGAAGCCCTCGACCATGTCGCGCGCGCTGACGTCCAGTCTGTCCGCGTCGACCCCAATGAGTGCCTTCTGCTCTGGAGTGAGTGTGTCCGCGGTGACTCGGTTGCGCTCGTCCGCTAGAAACTCGTAAAAGCGCCGATTTTCGCGATTGTCTCCGCCGTTCGCTGGGTTGTAGACCATATCCCGCTGCAGGACTTGTCCCGTCGCGTGGTCCCTCATCTTCACGGGGATGCGAAAGGCGGTGATTTGCCGAACGCACTTCTCGACGAATGCCATCCCTGCCGCCACGCTACCCACCATCTCGACCTCCTGGCCTCGGGCCGACGAACGGTTGGGTAGAATCAGCTGCATGGCAGTGTTGGCAATGGCGTCTTCATCCTTGACTCCGCACCGCTTCGCTGTGATGTAGTAGGTCCCATCCGTTCCGGGCCAGACGAGGGTTTCCTCCTCGTCCATCATGGCAATCACGAACCCGACGCTCACACCAGTTGTCTCCGGCGCATGCTCATTCTGTGTCATTGGCGGTTCCCGTCCTTTCGTGGGTTGCGGTTGGTCATGGCAAACGCCATCTCCCTTATGCGGAAAAGCGCTGGCCCTACGTCAGGCGAGGCGCAGAGTTCCTGCACCTGCGAGGCCATCGTCTCCTTCTCCTTCGGGACACATATCGCGAACTCTACCCTGTCAACGTTGTTGAGTTCCTGCGCGACGATTGGGCAGCCGTTTCCCACAAGCAATGCCGCCTCAATGAAGCTTGTCGTCCTAACGACCCGCAAGTCTTGGCGCTCTCCCATTGCTGTTGCCTCTGATTTCATGACGTTAGCTGCCACCTTATGGCACGCTCTCCGTGATGGTCCAGGGATGCGAGGCTCCGTCAGCGAGTGCCTGGAACTCAATCCCTTCCTGCTTCAGGAAACCACTGTTGGGAAGCTTCAGCGGTGCCGCAGTATAGATGCACCGCGTGAGCGACAGTGAGAATGTGCAGCTGGCACCGTTGTCGCCGGAGAGCGTATACGATACCGGTGTGCGGTTCAGGAACGCAGTGTACACCGTGGCGTCCAGGAAGTGCCTCGTGAACGTCCCGGTCACCTTGGCCAGCTCGCCGTTGGGCAGGTATAGTGGCGTAATCGAACCCGTCAAGGTTGCCGCGTCATCGACACTGGAAAGCGCATTCTCGAAGGTGAGGGTGTGGTCCTGCGTCGAATGGTCAGACACGCCGCCAAGAGCGATTGAGCAGTCCTTGTACATGTAGGGCAGCAGAGTATCGGAGACGTACTTCGGAGAACCAGCCTGCGTCCATGCTTCCGGTGCA